CGCCAGCAGCGGCAAGGTACTGAAAATCAACTCGGTGTACTGCGCCAATGTGGACGGCGCAGCAACTGCCGACATCAGCCTGGAGCACTACAACGGCACCACCGGCTTCGCTATCGGCAAGACCATCGCCGTACCAGCTGATGCCACCCAGGTGCTGGTGACACGCGAGGCGTACATCTACTTGGAGGAAGGCCACAGCCTCCGCGCACAGGCCAGCGCTACTGGCGATCTGGAGCTGGTCATCAGCTACGAGGACATCAGCTGATGCTCGGCTTCAACGGTGGCCTCATGGGCGTGCGCCGCACGGCAACAACTGGAGCGGCGTCTGGACTGTGGTTCCAGAATGAACAGAGCGTCGCTAGGCGAGCTGGGATTTGGCCGCTAGTAGGCGCAGATCCGTCTTTTGCAAACGTGAGCCTGCTGCTGCACATGGATGGCAGCAATGGCAGTACGACATTTACAGATAGTGGGCCAAATGCAAGACCAGTTACGCGCACAGGCAATGCACAGATCAGCACTGCACAAAGCAAGTTTGGCGGCGCATCCGCATTGTTTGACGGATCAGGTGACATTTTAAGCGTTCTTGATTATGCAGACATGGAAATGACTGCAGATTTTACGATTGAGTGCTCTGCTTACCCGACCGTAACCACCGATAAGATCATTGCTGGCCACAATGTGCAAAACGTGCAGCTGTTTAGAATTAACAGCGGCGCCGTTGGCAATATGTCGTTTTATTTGAACGGCACGCAGGTATTCAGTAACACGGCCGCCGGAATTACGGCTAATCAATGGCAGCACTTGGCCATCTCGCGCACGGGCTCAACCACACGAATGTTTGTTGATGGCACGCAGATCGGCAGCCCTAACACTAGCTGGACTGGATCATTTAAGTTCAACCTGATTGGCGGCATGTTTGGCATCGACTTCCAAGGGTATATTGATGAGTTCCGCGTGACCAAAGGTGTAGGCAGATACGACAGCGCAAGTTTTACCGTACCAACAGCAGCATTCCCTGATTTCTAATGCTGTACTCCCACAACACCGCCATCCCAGCGCATCTCCCCCACCGCATCCGCTTTGCGGACGGCAGCACCCGCACGGACCGCACCACCTTCACGCCTGACGAGCTGGAGCGTGCCGGTTACTCCGGCCCTTACGAGCGCCCCGAGTGCAACCCGAAGCTGGAAACGATCGACTGGGATGGCACGCAGTTCCTGGTGCGTCCCTACAGCTTCGACGAGCTGCAGGCGCAGTACGCCAAGGTCCGCGAGCAGCGCATCGAGCTGCTGCAGTCCTGCGACTGGACGCAGATCACCGACTACGACCTCGGCGCTGATCGTGATGCCTGGGCCGCCTACCGCCAGGCCCTGCGCGACCTGGCCGATGCTGCCAACCCGTTTGACATCACCTGGCCGCAGCCGCCTGCCATCTCGGCAGAATGAATCCATCTGAGCATCAACTATGGCCAGCCTGATCTACAACTCAGCCGTTGATGACATGGCACGTGGTGCCATCGACTTCGACACTGACACCTTCAAGGTGATGCTGGTCACAAGCACCTACGCACCAAACAAAGACACCGATCTCAAGCGATCTGCCGTCACCAACGAAGTCACCGGCACCGGTTATACCGCCGGCGGTGTGACCACTGCCTGCACAGTTACCAAGAGCACCGCCAACGATCGCGTCACCCTCAGCTTTGCGGCTGTGAACTGGGCCAGCAGCACCATCACCGCCAGGGCTGCGGTGATCTACAAATCACGCGGCGGTGCCAGCAGCGCTGATGAGCTGGTCTGCTACGTGGACTTTGGCGCCGATGTTTCCAGCAGCTCTGCAACCTTCAGCCTGGGCAGCAGCGTCATCACGCTGCAGAACTGATGGCCACCTTCCCGGCACTGGAGCCGGCAACGCGCCGCTACAGCATGGGCACCTTCCCCGTCACCGAGGAGAAGGGCTTCGGTGGTGGCAGCGTCCGCTTCCGGCATGGCACCACCGCCTACAGCCACAACCTTGAACTGGGCTTCGCTGCACTGACGCAGGCTCAGGCCAAGCTGCTGCGCGATCACTACCGCGAGCAACAGGGCGGCTACATCGCCTTCCCGCTCAGCACTGAAGCGTGGGCCGGGCACACCAGCTTTACCGATCTGGTGCCAACCTCCACGCACTGGCGTTACGCAGCGCAGCCGCAGGAAGACCACCTATCCGCTGGCTACGTGAACGTCTCGATCAGCCTGATCAGCGTGCCAGCTGTGGTTGCTGCAGCATCTTCTGGTCTGGCATCCACAGTCACAGCCACCCTGGCTGGTGGTGCTGCATCCAGCCCATAGCCTGAGCCATCAGCGCATCAGCTATGGCGCCCACACCGGAAGACATCACCAGCATCGCCGTGGCATTGCTGGCTGGCTCTGAACTGCTGGCAATCGTGCCTGGCATTCGCGCTAACAGCTGGACCCAGCTGATCCTCGGCGCACTGCGTGGCATTGCATCCCGCAAGCGGTGATGACACCAATGGGTAACGAGCCATCGCACGGCGAGATCCTGCGCGCCATTGGTGTACTCGAGGGCCAGCTGAAGCAGCTGCTCGATGCCGCCATCACCGATGGCCGCGAACGCAGCAGCATCGGTGAACGTGTCGGCAAACTTGAAACCAAGATGGCGCAGGTGGTGATCCTCGCCATCGTTGCCGCGATGCTCAGCCCCATCGTCTGGTCAGAAGTCAGAGGCGCCTTTGCTGATCGGCAGCCTGTCATCCAGCAGCACCGGCCATGACCAGGCGCCTGATTGATTGCGTCAAGCACTCCAACCTTGAGCTGGCGCATCACCGCGCGTTCTGGGAGGCCGTGGAGAAGCACCTGCCCGCGGGCGCACTGGAGAACAACGGCGAGCTGGGCAGCATCTGGAATGCAGCGGTGCCGAACACACCAGCGGCCTGGCTGGCGCCGGCCCGGGCCATCGTGCGTGAGTTTGAAGGCTGTCGCCTGGTGGCCTACAAATGCCCCGCCGGTGTGTGGACCATCGGCTGGGGTCAGACCACACTCAACGGCCGCGCCGTCCAGCAGGGTGACACCATCAGCCAGCAGCAGGCTGATGCGTTCCTTGACGCTGAGCTCCAGGGCACTGGTGAGCAGCTGCTGAAGCTGCTGCCGATGGCGACCAAGTGGCGCGCCAATGAGATCGCCGCGCTGATCAGCTGGGCCTACAACGTCGGTCTCAGCGCAGTCGCCAGCTCCACGCTGCGCAAGCGCCTGCAGGCTGGTGATCCACCGTCAGTGGTGATCCAGCAGGAGCTGCCACGCTGGAGCCATGCCGGTGAAGCAGTGCTCGCTGGCCTCGAGCGCCGGCGCGCAGCTGAGGTGGCCCTGTTCAACAACGGCCGGCCGGTGGTGCAGCAGCAGCCGTTCAAGCTGACGCCTGCCTCAGACTTTGCCACCCGCATCACGCCACACATCCAGCTGGGTGAGTTTGCGTTGTGGCAGGAGGCCCGGCGCTTTGATCATCAACACCAGCTGGACACCGCGGCTGAACTGGCGGCATTCCTCGAGCGTGTGCGCGCGCAATTCGGCAATCGTGCGGTGGTGATCACCAGCGGCTACCGGCCGCCGGCGGTAAATCGCGCTGTTGGTGGTGCCAGCGCCAGTGAACACCTCTACAACGCACCCAGCACCGGCGCTGTGGACTTCAACGTGCCAGGCGTGGACATCAAAGCAGTGCAGGCCTGGTGTGATCAGCACTGGCCATTCAGCATTGGCTATGGCGCACCCAAAGGCTTCGTGCATCTGGGCGTCAGAGCCGGCCGGCCCCGCGTGCGCTGGGATTACTAGGGCAACTGCCGGCCGCGCGAGCGCAGCACCGCCTCAAGGATCGTCAGCGCGCTGCTGCCGCTGCTGGCGGTGATCAGCTGATCAGCGGTTACCACCAGCCAGCACGCGGAGCCGCGATCGTCTACGCCAACCGTGATGAATGGCGCCTGCTCAGACTGACCTGATGGCTGCTGATGCGGCATGAGCTGGCTCGATCCAACCCTCAGCCTGGCCACTGAACTGCAGATGGAAACCGACCGCCGGAAGGCGGTGCGCCTCAAGCTGCAGGAGCTGCAGCAGCAATCCGATCGGCTGATTGTGCAGTGGTACACGCAGCAGCATCTGCTGAACCAGGCGCTGCGGCGTGTGGCCTGCCTCGAGGTGGAACTGCTGCTGGCAAAGGCTGAACCGTCGCTACCTGGTCCGAGTGAGCGCTACATGGAGATGGCACGGGAGCCGCTGGCCAGAAACTCAGCTGATCTGTAAGCAGCACCAGGCGCAGCCTGCGCTTCACCTTCACCCGGGGCGGCAGCACCGCCACCGGCACCGTGATCAACTCCAGCTGCACAGCCATCTGCTGCAGCTGCTGCTCCACCGCCTGCAGAATGATCTCCAGCTTGCGTGTGCTGATACCCGCTGCTGTAGCCACCTCCTTACGGCTGCGCTGCACACCATCGAGGCCATACGCCTGACGCACCAGGCGCTGCTCACGCCGTGGCAGCCGGCTGATCAACTGCTGCAGCTGCTGCGCCTGCTGCCGCCGCTGCTCCTGTTCTTCCTGATCCTCGAGCGTGGTGTCATGGGTGGCGATCAGATCGCCCAGCTCCATGCCGCCGTCATCAACAATGACGCGATCCAAACTGCCAATCGGCTGCATGTTGACCAGCAGCTGCTCGAGCACGCGATCAGATACACCAAGCGCTTCGGACAGCTCCTGGCGTGATGGCTCGCGGCCGAGCTCCAGCAGCAGCCGGCGGCGGATGGCACCAAGCCGGCCAAGGTGTTGCGAATGGATCGCAGGGATGGACACGGTGCGGCCGTGCCGATCCGCCCAGTTCGTGACTGACTGCCGAATCCACCAGTAGGCGTAGGTGGAGAAGCGATAGCCGCGCGCTGGGTCGTACCGCTCCACCGCCGTGATCAGACCCAGGTTGGCGGCCTGGATCAGATCATCGTGGCTGTGGCCCTTGGCCAACCTGTTGCAGTGCTTCGAGACATAGCTCACCGCCAGGCGCAGGTTGGCTTCGATGAATCGACGCTTGGCGCGTTCACCGCAGCGGCGGATGCCTGGCGGGCAACGATCCGGAAATCCCGGATGGTTCAACCATGCCTGGATAGCAGTGCCGAGCTCGATCTCCTGCGCTGGGCTGAGCAGCGGATACCGACCAATCGTCTCCAGCCACCAGCCCAGACCTGCAGAGCTCATGTCACTGCAGCCGCCACAGCACCGCCACCACCTGCAGCAGCTGCAGGCAGATGGCCGCCAGCATCAGCTGATGCAGCCGGCGCAGATCAGCAACCGGCACCACGCGCACACCGCTGGAGCGGTTGACGCCATGACCGCGCATGAAGGGCAGATCAACCATGGCGACCTCGCCGCA